CCGGTATATCTTGTATTACATACACTATAGATTGTTTATCTGTATTTTTAATTTTATCGTATTCTACCATAAATGCTTTCTTGACATTGTTTAACACATAATATATATGCTTTCAATAGAAAGTAAAATTATATTATGCATTACAAATACAAAAGCAAGCCTTTTGCTCATCAAAAGAAAGCTCTTGAAATGTCTTGGGACAAAGAAGTTTTTGCTTATTTTATGGAGATGGGTACAGGTAAATCAAAGGTACTTATAGATAATATTGCTATGCTCTATAACGCAGGCAAGATCAATGGAGCTTTAATTGTGGCCCCAAAAGGTGTTTATAAAAATTGGTTTGACTCTGAGATACCCAATCATATGCCTGATTATATTGAAAAAAGGGTGGGTTTATGGAGAACAGATCCAAAAGCAAAAGACCTTCAACCTTTGTTTAAAACAGGTGCGGAGTTACATATATTAATTATGAACGTAGAGGCTTTTTCTACTAAGAAAGGTATGGACTTTGCCGAAAGATTTTTAAACAGTCACAAAACATTAATGGGTATTGATGAATCTACAACTATAAAAAATCCTGCAGCAAAACGAACCAAGAATATTATATATTTAAAACAGTTTACAAAGTATAGGAGAATACTTACTGGTTCTCCAGTTACAAAATCACCTCTAGATTTATTTACACAATGTTATTTTTTAGATCCTTTTCTATTAGATCAATCCTCTTACTATGTATTTAGAACTAGATATGCTGTGTGTAGAAAAATAAATGTATCTGGTCGACAGGTTGAGATTGTAGTTGGGTATAGAAATCTAGCTGAACTATCAGAAAAACTAAAACCTTTTTCATATCGTGTATTAAAAGATGATTGTTTAGATCTACCTAAAAAAACATTTATGAAAAGAACTATAGAACTTACAGATGAACAAAAGAAAGTTTACAAACAAATGAAACAAGAAGCTATCGCATTCTTAAATGGAAAAATGGTTACGTCTGCAACTGTAATTACACAGCTCATGAGACTACATCAAATAACTTGTGGTCACTTTAAATCAAACGATGGTATGGTGCAGGATCTTAAAAACAATCGTATTGCAGAACTGATGAACATACTAGAAGAAGTAGAAGGCAAAGCTGTAATATGGGCTCATTACAGACATGATATCGAAAAAATTGTAGAGTCTATATCAAAAAAGTATGGCGAAAATACGGTAGTAACTTATTATGGTGATACAACTACAGATGATAGACAGAAAGCAATTAAAAAAATACAAGACAAAAATTCACCCGTTAGATTTATAATTGGTACACCACAAACAGGAGGTTATGGTATTACACTTACAGGTGCATCAACAATGATTTATTATTCTAATGGATATGATCTTGAGAAAAGACAACAATCAGAAGCTAGAATAGATCGTATTGGCCAAGAAAAACCAATGACGTATATTGATATTATGGCTGAAGATACTATTGACGATAAGATTGTAAAATCGTTACGTAACAAAGTTAATATTGCTACAGAGATTATGGGTGAAGAGTTAAAGGCTTGGATCTAAAGTTTCTGTAATAAAACTATAATTATACCAGCCATACCACTTAACAAAGCACCAGCTGCTACTAATAATATTCTTTCTATTCTATTGATCTGTCCTTGTAGATCATTCATTTTATCGTAAGTTTGTTTCTGCATAATTCTGCAGAGTTTTTCATGTGATTCTATTTTTTGTAAAGCTTCGTTCTTAGGCATTTTTTGAAACCTTTCCTACTATAAAACATATTGGTTCTAATATTTTTCTATATATTCTGCCAAGAAGGTGAGTCTTACCTTTCATTTCTTGTTTAAGATCTAGCGTTCTGTGCCTAGCTATGTGCTCTAAAGTTTTCTTAACTACTTTATTCAATTTACCTTGACCTTTTGCAAACTTAACTAATGGTAAGAAAATCTTGTGATAACCTTTTTCATACTCAGGAGATAAATTATCTCTTGCGTATTTTAACCAAATTTTATTTCTAAAGTTTCCAAATCCGTATGACTCATTCATCATTGTACAAACTATTTTACCACTGCTTGTTTCAGCGCCGCCGTCTGCAACATCAATATCTGTTCTGGTAGGTCCACCTGTTATTCCATAATCTACACTTGTGTCGCTACTTCCTAAAGCTTCGCTTTCACCTGTATCGATTGCTGTGTTAATAGCATCTTTGATTTGTTGTTGTCTCGCAAGTGATGCCGGTGTTTGTGGTGCTTTCCTGTTTTGAATAGCAGTTAATCTATCACCTAAAGTTCCGATTGCTCCTTTACCATAAGCAGATACTTGATTGTAACCTTGTAATAATCCACCTGGACCATATAAGCTAGATGTATATGCTTGTTGACCAGGTGTCATAGAATCAAAAGTTCTTTGCGATAAAGTATTTGTATTAAATAAATCTCCACCTTTAACTAATCCTGCTATTGAACCTGCAATCGCACCAGGTATTCCAAAGATCATTCCGCCTGCTCCACCTAAAGCTTGCGATGCAATTGATCTACCTACAAGATCTTTTCCAAAATTAACAGCTCCGCCGCTTAAGTTTCTAAGTAATTCACCAAGACCTTTTTCTTCTTTACCTTGATAGGTGTCGAAAGTATCCGCCTCTCCATAAGTCATACCTGGTTCAAAATTGTAGAGACTAGCTATTCCTTCCTGTGAATTATTTAAATAGTCTTGATCAAAAAAATCTTGAAATACTGAACCTTGCATTACATCTGTTCCAGGCACTATGGGTGTTTGCCTAAGATCAAACTGTGGTTCTTGTGTAATACTAAATTGTCCTTGTCCCATTAAGCTAATCCTCTGTTTTTAAGTGTCATCATTTTCTCTTCTTCTGATAATAACGCTTGCTCTGTCATAGTCAACCCAGTTTGAGACACAGGTGGCGGAGTCTGCACTATTGCTGCATTTGGCATAGGTTGCTCCGGTAATGGTGGAATCATGCTAGTTTTTGGTTTTATTAGATAGTCTTCTTCATTAATAACAAAAGGTTGATTTAATTTTTGTTCGTCAAACAATCTATCTTGTATATTTTCCAATATATCAAGAACCTGATCATCTAATGGATTTGGTATTCCTTTTTCTTCTGATAGTTTTTCAAAACCTGTTATAACGTCATTACTAATATTAAAAGGTTTAAATTCATTATCCTCTATAAATCCATATAAAGGCATTGATTTTTGATCATCAAACTCCTCTGCAATCTTAGGATCTCTCATACCTAATACTTTAACAGCATCATATATTCTACGTAGTTTACTAAAAGATTCTAAATGCTGTCTGTTAGCCTTGATGTATTGTTCTATAATTTTATTTTTGTTTGTTATAGGATCACCTGTTCTTGTGCCTTCATATATCAAAGCACGTTCTGCTCTTTGATTTCTTTTAAACTCTGCTATTTTAAAGTTTAAGTTTTTTTCTAAATTTATTGGAACTTTTCTAAAACCAGTAAACCCTAAAAGCTCATCTGGTATTTCATATTTTTCACCTTTTAATGTATCTCCAGTTGCAGCTTTAGTTAATCTTAACACCTGTGCATAAGAGAAAGGAGATAGTTCGTATGCTGCATGTTGAAATGATTTATGTATTTTATCACCTAGCTCATCTCTTTCATTAAAGATTCTTCTACCATCTTTAGTTTGACCACCTCTTACAAAAATATCTAAAACAGTTGAAGTCCATATAGCTTCTTGAATAAAAGGTTCTAATACTTTACCCATTGATTTTACCATACCCTCTAATATCATAGGCACTAATGGAGCGTTTGGATCTCTTTGCACTGTGGCTAATGTTGTTTGAGCGGGCTGAATCATTGTGTCATAAAAGAAACCATGACTAAAATCTATGTATTTATATTTACCATTTTCATAAATTGGTAAAATAGTATTGTCTTCTGACCATGTTGGTAGCACTTCTCTTATAGCGTTTAATTGTTCTCTTGTTACTCCATATAAGCCTCTAAATATTTCTACAGCTGCTGGTGGTAACACCGCATAGGTAAAGCCTTGTCCTACTAAACTATTATATCCTATTTGTTTTCTTACAGGATCTTTAACTTCCTTTATTCCTCTCATTAGGGTGTTCGCACCTGTTCTATATATTTCTGCAGGAAAGGCTGCGAAACTTCCAAGTGGTGAACGTCTAACACTTTTTACAAAATCAGATACATACGCATAGTTTGGAACAGTCTCTCTTACAATCTGTGCTGCTTCTTTCATAATAGCTAAATCTGATGGTTTATTAGCTCTTGTTACAACTTTACCATTTATATCTTTAATACCTTTTTTAATTGCATTTTCAAAAGCAGCATCTAGTTTGTGAGCTTCTGCTAAAAAATTATACACTCTGAACACATCATCCTCTGCTGTGTATAAATCTTGAGCAACATCGTATATTTGTTTAAATTTTTTAGTTCCTGTATTTAAAACCTTATTAAAAAATCTATCTGCTGTGCCATATTTTGTTCTTATCTGTGCAACATCTTGAAAGATACCTTCTACGTCTCTCGCTACTACGTTCTGGTTTGTAACACCTTCTTCTAATAAAAATCTATACATCGCTTGATCTTCAGGTGCATTTCTATATTTAGGATTACCTGTCATTCTATATAAAAGTTGTGGCTGTACAGCTTTTCTTGCTCTGTTTGCAAACTCACCTATTTTAGCTGGCGGTATTAATATATTACCTCTGTGTACAGTTGTAATGGCAGCAGAAAAAAAGTTTCTTGCGTGTGTAAAAAATCCTAAAACTGTTTTGGCCGCTTGCGCAGATCCTTTTGGAATTAACATAAGTATTCTATACGGTAAACTTCTAGTGATAGAACTACCTACAACAGCATCACCAACTCTTATAGCTTCTGCATAAGGCTGCGTTGTAAAGTATCCATCTAACGGACTTTTGTAAATTGTTTCTGGCAGATTAGTTTTTAAACTTAAAGGTGCTCTTGTTATGGCTTGATTAGGTAAATTAACAACTGCATCGTTGTAGTTTTTAAAAAATATAGGTCTTCCTATTTGTCCAGCATCTGCTCCTGCTTTTAATTGTTTTGCAATACTTTCTGAATCTTTAAGTAAATTAGTATAAAACTTATCTCTTGCTATAATCTCAGATAAATCTGTCATCACACTATAAATACCTTTTTGTGCATTTTTATATTCACCAAATAATTTTTTAAATGCCGTAAGATCTGATTCTTTTTGTATTAAACCTCCTCTACCATCTGGTTTAAACTTACCTGTAGTTATGTACTTACCTATATTTACTCTTTGCACCGGTGCATCTGCTAAAGCGCTCATTTCACCGATATCAAAGACTAACGATTGTGTAGACTTATCTTTAAAAGCATTTTTAGTTATATCATTTACTAACTTTACTGCAGTTTCATCATCTAATGACTTGCCGTTATTTTTTGCATATCTTTGTAAAACTTTTGCTACTTGTTGTATGTTTTCATTAACAGGTGTGTACCCATTAAAAAGACCTCTGTTGTCATCTATTATTTTGTAATCAACAGCTAATACATTTCTTACTCTTTCATTTAATATGTTATTTAATTTATCTGTTCCTACTTTTACATTCTTACTAGCGTTAATTAAATTTTTTAAACCTGTAGCTGTTTCTCTAAATGTTTTAGTATTGTTTACTATTTTATCTACTGATGGTTTTGATACTCCTAATTTTTTTAAAGATTCTGTAAATCTATCTCTAACTGTTTTACTAAAACCAGGGAAAACAATTTTATTATTTTTAACAACATCGTCTGCTGAATACATAAATTCTGCAATTGTTTTTGACATAATATCTGGATCTTTAACGGCTAAGGCTGCACCTTTACTTTCTCTAGATATTTCTCTTATGGTATCATCAAAATTTCTAGAAGCATCTTTAGCTAATATTTTTACTGCAGATTTTTTACCTTCTAATTTTTGTATGTTGTCAAATAATTCTTGTGTCTTGTTACTTCTAGATCTAAAAGGTTGAGCCACAAATCTATCCACCCATCTTTCTAACATACTGTCGCTATATGCTATGTCTTTACCTTTTTGCACAATAAGCTTACCTATTTTACCTGTGCCTACAACAAAGGGTACAATAGGAAAAGCAAGTTCTGATCCAAATTTTAATCTATTTAGTAATTGTCTTTGTGCATCTTCGCCGCCTTTTTCTTTTTGTTCTCTATCTAATCTTGTAGGTAGAAAATCTAAAAAATCCCAATCACCAAATGTTCCTATGTCTTCTACATCAGATACAATAAACCCAGCTCCTAATCCTCCACCTACTGCTATAGCTACAAATTTATCTGTGCCTGTTATTTTATTTAATTTGTTAGCTTCTTTAACAGCTCTTGCTGCGTTTACATTATTAGAAGTTTTTACATATCGACCACCTTTAATACTGTTAACTAATTGTCTAACTTTTTGAGATCCTTTTGCTATGACAGGTATGGCTGTCTTTTGTGCTATTTTACCTGCGCCATATAACTGACCAATAGCTTCTGTAATTTTACCTGCTGCTGTTTCTGAAGCTACTTCTTCTGATGCTTTTTCTATTTTACCTAAAGTTGTTTGTTCAAAAGCGTCATTGAGTTTACCTGTTAAGGTTTCATCTACAGGTATACCTTCGTCTTGAAATATATCATATAATAATGTTCCAAATGTTACGAGGCCTTTTGGTATCTTTATACCAGCACTAACACCTGCACCAACTAAAGATTCTACAAGAGATGCATCTTCTTCTACTTCTTTGCCTTGTATTTTGTCTACAATTTTAAAGGCACTTCTTACAGTTTCTTCACCAACTGTTTTGCTTACGTTTTTGTCTGAAAATATTTTGTCACCAAAGAAAGGAGTTCCTTCTTCTGGTACTGGTTTAGCTTCTTCTGGTAAGGTGCCTTCTTCTAGTTCTTTAGGAAGTTCTTCAATAATTTCTTCTTCTTCATCAAAAATAAAATCTTCAGGTAATTTAATATTGTCAGACATTTAGTCTCCCTTCTTTACGGCTTGTAGCCACCATAAGGAATAAAAATATCCTGTTCCTTTTTATAAATTAAAAATCTTTTTAATCTTGGTTCAAAGTAAGCAAAATCATCTTGGAAATCTATAATGTTTCCAGCTTTAGGTCTGTAAACTGTTCTTTCTTTTCCACCTATGGTTATCTTATCTTTTGTAATTCCTGCTTTTTTAGGCACGTATTGAACATTAGGATCTAATTGTAAATCTTTTTGTAGTTTTGTATTATCTTTAACTGCCTGTCTTGCATCGTATATTAATTCTCCTGCATCTTGTGATACAGCGGGGTTACCTCTGTTATCTTTCACTCTCATTAAATTTTTTACGTAATCTTGTTTTGCTTCTCTCTTCAATGTTGTGTCAGATTTACCTTGTCTAAATCTCTCTTGATTAAATAAAACTAATCCATATTTTTCTGCATTATTACCATATTGTTTTGCTAAACTAGGATCTATTCTAAAAGCGTCCTTTGCTTGTTTAATATATTTTTGCAAACCACCCGTGCCCATTTTAGAAAGTAATGTTGCTGCTATTTTTCTTCTGCTAGCGTTTCTTCTTTCTTGAGCTGTAATTGCTCTGTTTAATGGATCTTTGGTTGCACCCACAATTTCTTGTAACTTAGTTCCACCTGCTGCAGTACCACCTATTAAATTTTGACCTGTTTGTAATAAAAATTGTGTTAATGGGTTTCCCAAAGGACTAGCTCCTGCTCCTGAGATAGCATCAATTAAATTAATTCTGCTTTGAACATTTTGAATATCACTACGCATAGTATCAGACATACCTTTATCTTGAAAAGATTCTCGAGGCTTGATAC